GCCTATAAATTTCATGGCGTGTAATGTTTTATTAGTAAAACAAAGTATCTGTTGTTTAGTTTCAATCGCTTGAACAAAAGTTGATCCACCACCTAATCTTAAATCACCTGCTGTATTTGTAGCAGTCGGGAAAAAGTCAACTGGATTTTCTTGTGATGAAAATCTAATAAGTAATGGATCTTGTACCCCATTACCTTGTGTCGCTGTGCTACTAGCACCAAAACCATCACAGCCAAAAGCAATCACATGTCTGTCTTGATCTGATACAAGAACTTGTTTAGCTATTGTTGGTACACTTGTTTGTCCAGAAAAAGTTGTACTTAATTCAACTGCTCTATTACCTAAACCATTTGTCTTATCCCAGTAAAATATGCCAGAGTCTCTAGCATTTATTAGCAAGTCCTCACCAAAATTATCGTGTGACCATAATCTAATCTGTGCTCCAGGAACCGTGACATTTGCTGCATTACCCCATCCAACAAAATCATTGGCAGAATCTGCATTACCAACGGCTAATCTTACAAGAGTGTTGTCGGCATGTGTTGCGGCGGTTGTGCCACTATGTCCACGAGTTACAGTCATTGTGTTGTCATCCGTGGTTGCCGATACAAGCATCAATTCTTCTTCTACAAGAATGACATCATTAGCTGTATTCATTCCAGTTTCATCATCTACATCAACGGCAGTTTCACTATTATCTAATGCTTCATTAAGTTGTGTTGCTAAAGCACCAGAGGTTGTACCACTCCATTGACCCGCACCCCAACCTGTACCACCAACCGTGTTATCTAATCCTACATTCAGTTGATATATACCAACAATACTTCCACCACCATTGCCACTATCCGAGGCATTAGCTGCTACGCTTGATGTAATTGTGTAAGAATTAGAACTTATTAAGGAGGTTATCTGAAACTCTGCATTAAGTATCGTAGCCGTAATTGTGCCACCTAGACTAGCTGCACCAGAGAATGTTACAAAGTCTTTTTCATTAGCACCATGTGCTGGATCTGTAACTGTTATTGTTGTTGATCCGTTTGTTGCTGCAAAAGTTACGTCACCCGCACTAGTTGTATTTCTAATAGGTGTAATATCATTAAAAGTCTGACCTTCTTCGATGTAATATTTAAAGTGTGTGCCAATACCTAGAAAGTCAGATCCATCTAAAGCTACCCAGTTGTGTAAACGTCTTGCTGATCCTTCATAAGTATTCGGACTATATTTTTCCCAGCCACCAAATTTTTCTGGAAAACCAAATCTAAATCTTACTTTGTCCCCATCAACAAAACCACCTTCATTACTGTATGATGTAATATCAGATATTATTCCTGGTTTAAATTTTAAAGATGTTATAGGCATTACGCTGTACCTCCAGATAAAGATCCACTACCGCTTGATGTAACATTGCTCACACCTTGTATTGATTTACCTGCCGCTCCACCCGATGAAGCAGCCGATCCGTCTGTGGGTGCTGAAGATGGATAACTTATTGATGTTCCAGATCCATTTGCTCCAACAGAACCACTTGAACCAGCTGCACCAAAAGCACCACCTGCTCCTCCGTTACCACCGCTACCTGCGTTAGTCCCACCAGAGCCACCACTGCCTGCTGACCCAGCAGACTGATTATATCCTTGGCCCACACCACCTGCTCCAGCCGATCCACCAGATGTTGGTTCGTTAACCGATAAAGATAAAGAGGTGCTCATATCATTATAGAAAAAGTTACCACTTGGCGTTGAACTGCCATAAGGACCAACAGTATAATTACAAAAATAATATGTTGTACTCGCGGCTAAAGGTGCTTTTAGTCCGCTCCATGATAAGCCACTACCATATAAATCTCCACCTTGTCCTTGACTAGCTGTATTTTCTGCTGTGCTTATATCTACTTTTGGTGTGCCTCTATGCCCTGTTTGACCATCTTCTGGAAAAGGATCACTAATGGATGCAGACAAACTATATTCAGCAGATTTATTAACTTGGAACGAATACCACATTGGACCCATATTAGATATGTTAGATGTCACGGGATTACCTGATATGTTTAATCCCCATTGACCCGAACCAATACCAGACCAAGCTCTTGCACTAACAAATTGAGTATTTACACTATATGGAACAAAAGTAGGTTTGCTTCCAACTTTGTCTGTTACACTAGAAATTGTAGCCGTTGCACTAGCACTTCCTGCACCACCTGCACCTCCATTGCCACCACCGCCACCACCTGCTTTGATTGTACCATTGTTAACTAAGGTTACGGCAACACTTCCAGCAACCTCAAGTGCATTACCACCAGTACCACCATTGGCTGCACCACCTGCACCTTCTATACTGCCATTGTTCGTAACTGTAATAGAACCAACACCATTGCTTTCTATAGTTAAAGCGGCATTAGATACACTAGTTGATCCAACAGTTTGTGAGGAATTTATTACAAACTGTTTTGGATAGTTGACTTCATAGTCATCACCAAAAATAGTGTCTGCACTTTGATTTGTAGCTGAAGAAGAATATGTTTTTCTAAAAGCTCTTTCTTTACTGTAAAAATCATTGAATGATATGGCTCCCGAAGCAGGTACACCAGCAGACATATTTGTAGAAGAATTATTACCCGCATTAGCACGAACCAAGGAACCACCAAGATAAAACTCTGTCAAAGCTCGACTTGGTAAATTTGATCCAGGATTATATTGTTCTTCAATGTCTTGAAACGATATAGCTCCAGATGCCTGCAATGCTGCCATTATGGACTTCCAAAGGCTGTTATATTATTTGCAGAAGTTACTGCACCATTAGAGGCTAATTTAAAAACGGTTGTGCCGTTGTATTTAAATAATAAGTCATTATCCCCTGTATCTAATTCTATCAACCATTTACTAGAACCAAACAAGATTGCGTTGCCATTGGTGTCCAAGTTACCACCTAATTGTGGGGATGTATCAGCAACTAAATCTGTTGCGTTTAACAATGTCGATACGGCCGCACCACTACCTGCGCCGTCTGCAAAAACAATATCAGATAAACCATTTAACAACGTAACAGATGCACCACTACCTTGTTTTATTGTAGCCGTTTGTCCAGTGCTGTTTTTTATAAAATATTGTTTTTGTTGATCGTTTGGAGAAATAGTTAAATTAAAAGCACCTGAAGGTGTTCCAGATAAAATTATTATTCTATTTTGCCCGTCTGATACTGTACCATCACTCGTGGTAAGAGTAGTATTTCCAGAAATAGTTAAGGTTACAACTCCATTTAGAGCTTTGTCAATTATGTCAAAGTTATTGTTGGTTGTGTTACCCCAAGTACCCGCTTGTTCACCAGAACCAATCTTTTCTATTCCTGTGTTTGATGTATATGTACTTGCCATGTTTACCTCACTGTATCTCTGTCCAAGTTTCCGTACCAGACGGAGTTATTTCTGTATATGTCTCTGTACCACTCGGTGTTATCTGCGTATAACTTTCTGGTGTCGCACTTGCATTTACCACTACAAACTTAATATCTCCTATTGTTGTCTTAGTAAAGTTAAGATCTTTACTTACGACACCCAGCCTTATCATAATACTATCGGCAGTTTGTGTAAACTCCGATGTTAAATCTATGTTAGCAACATCTAATCTATTCGCTGCGGCACTTTGTGTAAAATCAAAACTCTGACTTGTTGATGCACCAGATGTTATAAATGTGCCAACAGATGTTTGTGTAAAGTCACCACTTAATTCTGCTATACCGCCTAATATACCAACACCTACAGAAGTCTTACTTGATATAGCACTCATTTCTGCAATGCCACCTAATACAATACCACCTACATCGGCAATCGAAGTTTCGGCAATGGCTGAGTGACCTAGCATTAATCTGCATCCTCTATAGTTAAAGTTCCTGCATCTATTTGTGCTTTGATGTTTTGATAATCTGTATTTGCTTCATCTATTGGCACTTGTTGTTGAAACTCTCTTCCTTCAATAGTGCAAAAAATATGTGTAACTTTTCCAGTTAACGGATATTTCCAATATTTAGCATTTGTTACTTTCATAATAGCCTCTATAACTCTGCATCTAATGTTAATTTCATGTCTGTATTATTGTCTGCTTCAATTTGATAAATTGTTCCTGATGACATATCTGCACCACTTCTTGTAACAGCTGCTGCAAAACGCACAAGGTCATCCATTCTTTCGCTATTTGTTGTAAACCCTGTAGTGCCACCACTACTTAATCCCGCCACACCAACATCAGACGCAGCAGAAACACCTCCTGTTGGATTAGCTCTCATAGGAACTGGCACAGTATAAGTACAAGTTGTATTAGAAGTACTATATGCTCTGCCATGACCTATTTTCATAAAACTTGTTGCTGCTTGAAATTGATAATAATACCTCTGACACAAAGCCAGCTCTTCCCCAAATGACCTATGCTCAAATGGTGTGGCTACAGAGCCGAGTTCAAACTGAAAACCAGTAATAAAAAATGTTCTATCTGTGCTATCATAAAAAGATGTTTGATTATCTTGGAATAGTTTAGTGTAATCTCTATCTGCCCAAGCTGTATCT